AACCTAACCTATTGCGTTCGGTAGGTATTTTAGTTCTACACATTGAACATAACATAATTTACTCCTATAAAGTTAATATAAATAATATACTAATGATCAAAAGTAAAGTAAAGGATAGTGGCGGGTTAATAATCCACCCTATCAAAGTACTCATCTATCTTAGGGTACTGCCCTTGAAAAGATTTTATAAACATTCTATCATCAATAGCTTTAGCTCCTTCAACTACGTCTGTAATTTTTTCAGTATAGTCCCAATTAGGCTCAATACTATCAATATCATTTTCTGTAAGTATTTTAGCTACTGGCGTTACGTTATCATCTTCTCGTAAAGCCAATATTAACATAGGTTTACCAGTAGCATCATAAGCCCCAATCAACATTAATTTCTCGCTGTTGTGTTCAAGCATGGTCAATTTTTCATAACCTTTTTGTAATATAGTCTTACTCATATTTCCTCCTTAATATATAAGTCGTTTACTAACTAAAGTCTCACCTGCGTCAACTAACTTGTAGTTATAAAGGTGACCGCTTTCTTTTTTACATTCAGACATACAGCTAGTAGCTGTATCTATATTGTCGTGGCTAGTGTATAAACCCCAACCACCGTCGCTATACGGCTTGACCGTATGTTTACGCATAACTCGGTAACGCAGTATAGTTTCATCTTCATAAAAATTACCGTCACTACCTTTATAAACACCGTCATCTACTTTAGTGTAGGTTTTAGGTGCTGGTATTGTAAATTGCATATTTTCTCCTATATATAAAATTTAACTATATTTACTATATAAAGCATCAAATAGATGGTAAAGCATAGTCTAAAAGAAAGTAAAGATGACCCACAGCACAAAAATAACCCGCAGTACTCTACGTTTCTCGTCGGTCATTTACTAAGCTTCTGCGTTAGCCCAAGCTAATATAACTGCGTCGTCAATAAAGTTTATAAGACTATGCGCTGAGCGGTGACTAGTAAATTTACCGTGATCCGCCGTACCAAAATGAAGCATGACGTATCTACCGTCAACCCAAACTATAACTTTAGTGGTTTGGCTAAACTCAGGGTATTTATCAATTAAATCTTTAGTCATAGGCGGGGTAATAGATAACGCCTCACCGTTACTAAAAGGTAGATCACTTATTGCGTTTATTAAAGTGCTTTTACTGTCTTCTATATTCATTCTTTCTCCTTAAGATAGGGCACACCTAAAAAACTTGTTAAGCGTACCTTTGTAAATTTATATCTACTCTCGATATTGGGAAACTGTTTAAAAGTTTCTATAAGCCTGTCTTGAGTTACTTTACGGAATTTAGTAAAGTCATCTAAAAAAGCTTCCTCGGGCTCAATACCATGAGCCCTAAGATTTTCTAACGTTTCGGCACGTGTCCTACTAGCCATTAGTCTAACAACACCATATAAGCGTCAGGCTCATTAACCTTAAACCAGTCAAGACCTATACGCAAGCTATCGTAGTCTTTAAATAACTCGCTACCTTTTACCCAATCATACACAGCTACTGCGTCTGGTTGTAGGGTAACTGCTGCACCAGTGTATGGATTTTTTACCTCTACTGGTTCGCTATCTAGTATTTTTACGCCTTCGGGTATTTCTCTACTCATCACTACCTACCTTACTTTTCATCCATGCGGTAGTAATATCAATAGCCTCACGTTTAGCTAATTTAGGGAATAACTCCTTTAACATAGCTGGTGCACCATACATATTCATACCGCCTTGCATAGTGTCAAGTAGGTCAAAGTATGGTTTATATTTATTATTGTTATTATTTTCTTCAGTTTGCATTTTTATTCTCCTTATAAAAATATTACTTAAATAGTATTAACGGGATGCGGGGGAAGGTAAAGGAAAGTCAGGGTCATCTTTTTGAGGGTGAGCCTCAACATAACAAGCCCTACAAACACTCAAACTTAAAGTTTTCATAGGCTCAAGAGTATACTTAGTCCAGACTTTGATTTTATTCTTACCAAAAAATGTAGGGGTTATTAGCTCCCTACATTTATCGCATCGTATAGGTTTACTCAACTAAGAATCTCTAAAGTTTTAATTTTATTGATGTCATAGTTAAGGTCAGTAGCAGTATAAAGACCCGTAGCTAGAGCCTCTTTTACTGTTTTACCACTAACGGCTTTAACTCTAGCGTTATTGTCGTCACTGGTTACCTTTTTACCTGTTGCTTTTAATTTAGCGTCAGGGTGAAATTTACCAAACTTAACGTTGCTGTTGAGTTTAGCCTGTTTTACCTGCGTTTTCACTGACGCAAGTTTTTTATTTACTGTAGCTTTTTTCGTCATAGTAGTAGCCCTCCTGGACTGTATTATTAAGTTACATAGTAAGTATAGTAATGATCAAAAGTAAAGTAAAGCATACTCAAAAAGAAATTAAGTACTCGGTGTGGTAGTAAGTGCTTAATACTAGGAGGTCACCTGAGATGTGGACACTTACTACCTTTTTAGCTATCCCTCACCGAGCCAAGAGATAAAATAAACCCACACTCAGGTGACAATTTATTGTATATAACTAACCGTATAAAATGATTCTTCTTTCAGTTTATCAGTTATAGATTTATCGTAACACGTTTCCCTTAAACAACAAGTAACCCCAGACTTTAAAACTTTGAACCCTAAATTCATAAGCCTAGCCATCTCAGTTTCCATGTCTCTGTCAATAAATTTAGCTTCACGGCTATACTGACCTTTAATATATTTTTCCCAGCACCCCCAAGCATGACCAGTTTCAGGGTCTTTTATGCGTATAGTAAATACTGTTATGTGTTCATTTTCTTTTTCCATTTTTTACTCCTTATAAAATAGTACTGAGTGTCCTAGATTAGCCCTTAATTATGAGTAGAGGATTGTTATCACCCCTCATACAGAACTAGCTCGAGCGTCACACACATCTAGGTCGATTACGCCGTCACTCAGTGAACAGCTATTATTGGAAACGCTAGTTCCCTAAAAATTAGGTTTAAATAATCTAGTTAATGTTTCGTAAGCTTTATCACTTACGTTTCTTAAGTGCGGTAGTTTTTTAGGAATACCGTGACTTTCATTAACTCGCTTACCACAAGTATTACATTCTAATACGCTGTCTAGTGTACCTAATTTATTTACACTATAGCTATTAGCCCAGTCGTGCTTACAATCTGCTGGCATTACGTTTCTCCGCTAAGTCCATTAATTGTAAGTGGTTATTTACTATCATGTCGATAATATTTAAAGCGTAATATGCAGATAAACCCTCACTTGGGTTATCTTGCTTATCAAGGTTGTTGTTGACTATTTTTCTTATAACTTTAAGGCTATCAACTATATCCTTTTTTAGTTCTATATCCATATTTTTACTCCTATAAAATATATAAAACGGTGGTCACGAGAGTAAGGTTGTAAGCATATTTGTATACTCTTTGACTAGTCTACCTAACAGTGACCACCTAATTTATAAGCCATCAAGTCTCGCCACGCATCGTATTTTAACTTGTATCTTAGCCTACCCTTATTTGACTGATCAACCGCCTGCTTTGTAGGTAGCTTATAACCTAAAATTAATATAGCTATGATCCTTTTGAAGGTAAAGGATACTCAAAATCTTTTATATCTAAGTCAAAATGGTCTATTTGTCTAGCGAATAAAGTTTCAGTAGGTACTACCGAACTTAGGTATGCGTCATTCGTATGGGACTCATCTAACGTTATCTTTTTAACTATGGGTTGCATTTTACCTGAGTTAGCTTTGTGTATAGCTTGCTCATGGCTATCAGCTATTACTGGGTATATATCAACTTCTATACGTGCTAGTGGTACGTAGTATGTCTTCATGTTTGGGTTGTCGCTAACTAAGGTTAGCTTGGGTCTGTCTTTCATTATTACTCCTTATAACTATTAATACTTATTAAAGCTTACATCCTTAACATAGTAAAGCTTAGTCGTATGCACCTAGTAACCAAAATACCAATAAGTATCTGTCGCCTTTACCGACCTTTAGTCCACGGTGCATGTGAGTAAAACTAGGGAAAAATAAAGCATGACCACGTGGTAATGGCGGTACTACACCCCTACCATGAAACTCAGTACCTCCGCCTTCATAGTCACCAGTATTTAAAGGTACTACTAAAGATATATCAGCACTGGCGTCATGATGCCACTCACCCTGCTCTCTTTTAGCTAGATTATAGTTAGCTAATTGTATAGAATTATATTTAAGGCTGTAACGTTGCCACACTGCGGTAAATAAAGGGTTCATATGGTTAAGGGCTACGCTATGTAAGTTAGAGGCTAGTTGGGGTATATTGTCTTGTAGAGTTATTTCAGGTATTTGCCTTAACTCGTCCTCGTCATCATTTTCTTTAAACCCTAGATACAGCTCCATGTTTTTTATTTCATCTAGCATCATATCACAGAAGTCTTCCGTAAATAAAGGCACGGAGTAAACGTCAGGTAGTTCTTCTTTTATATATTCTTGTAACGGTATTTCTAGTTTTTGAGTACCGTCGCCTGAGTGAAATTTTATAATATCAGGTTCAGCGTCCTGTATCATAGCTAACGTAGTTTTATCAATCATCCAGTCTGATTGTATAGCTAACATTGTGTTTTTAATTCTGTAGGGTTTTGACCTATCCATTCAATACTCCTTAGTGCAGTATGGGTAACTGCGTTTCTTCATTTAATTCACCTACTATGTCTACCGTTACTCCTCTGTTAACTGATACGGCACTCTGACTCAATATATCAGCTTCTAGTTTGGCTTCTTTATAATCAAAAGCAAATATGTACGGTCCGTCAAAAGTTTTTTTATTTCCGTCTTCGGTAGTAACGGTAAAACTAGTGATCCAAACTCTTATATGCCCAGTCACTTACTGTCTAACTCACTGATATGCGGTTCTTTTTTCCTTTTCTTACCGAATATTTTTTCCCAAGCTATATCATACTTGTTTTTATTTTCTGGTCTTCTTTTACTACCTTTACCACCGTGCCACTTATCCTTCAACTTCTGCTTCTCCTTCTATTATTTTATAGGTTGGTAATATACCGCCAGTATCATCATAGAGTTGTTGCATACGTTGAAGTACTTCTTCTTTTGACATAGAATCTACTCTATTTACTGTTAACTCACTACGGTTTACGTAAAGTCCTGCTGCTTTACCCCTAGCCACTTCCGCAGTAACCGCAGCAGACCAAGCACCATTACGCATAGCCCCTTCTCTTATATCTTTTAAGTCAGTAAGATGAGTGCTTAAATCAAGTTCTACTTTTTTCGCTGCTTTTTCTTGTAGTGCACCTATGCGTTCTTTGACTAACGGGTTAGCTTTAGAATCTAAAACGTAACCAGCACGGCTTGCGTTTTTCTCGCTGTACCCTGCTTGAACTGCAGCGTCTTTTTTACTCATGCCTTTAGCTACGTTTTGAGCGTATTTTTCTTGCTTCGGCGATAATTTCTTTTTTGTTTTCATAATATTTTCTAGAGTACTCCTTAATTTTATTTTTATTCTTGTGATAATAATCTCTATGTATTTTTCTGTATTTTTCAGGGTTAGCTCTGTATCTTTCTCTTGCTTGTTTACTTATTCTTTCTTTATTTTCTTGTTGATATTTTCTGTTTTTTATAGCCCTTATTGCCTTATCTTCTTCTGTTAAATTAGCTTCATGTTTTTTAGTTTGTTCACTTGAATAACTTACGTCATGGTTTTTATCATATTCTTCTTGAAAGATTGTTAACCCGTCAATAACTACCCTAGCTTCATATTCATTTCTATCAAGAACGTATTGTTCGTGGTTAGCTTCAGCTATGGCGAATATATCTGGGTCAACGGGATAGTCGTCAACTACAAACTCACCGTTACCCGTAACATGAGTTTCATTTTTACGTATAGAACTTTCACTAACCATACTACGAGGTCCACTATTTTCACCGAACTCAGAATAAACGCCTCTATAAGCCTCCATATTTCTTAACGTCATAGCTTTTTTTAAACATTTATCAGAACAATACTTACGTGCTTTACTAGCCACAGGTTTTTTACACTTAGGACAAGCGCAACGTAAATATGATACTACCTCGTTCTCCATAACCTTAATATTTTCCTACCCTCATGAAACACGCTACGTGTAACAAAAGATTTATCATTGCGTTTACCGTATATACTAGCAGCACCACGTACCCTTTTTAAATTTTCTGGGTCTTCGGCTTTTATATCCATGTGGTCACCTACGTCTAGTTTATAAAAGTGATAAACTTGAGGTGCAGTTTCTGACCTACTAGGTATCGGTATTTGAGTATCATTTTCCATTGACTAGTATATGCCCCCCTTTCCAGAAATACCCGTTTGTATCGCTGGTGTGTGGTCTGGTGAATACGTATATAGTTTCAGGGTTAAACCTGTCATCTAAATTCATACATGCTGCTTCTACAGAGTCTTCGTCATAGCATATAACTTCACTTCTGTTATCTAGTGAGGTAGTGCCGTAGCTTACTACCCATACTGTATTTTGATTTTCCATATATTAACTCCATATTTATATATTATTAATATAATACCTACTGAATATTAATCAGTAAAGGATAATCAGTAATTAATTTAAAGGTTTTTAAGCGTATGAATTAGTAAGTAAGGCTATATAACCTATTAACCTATTCAAACGCTTAAAACGGCTTATATTAAGCCTTAACCTTAGATGTTTTAGTTATATAACCTAGCTTAATATCGTATTTAATATCGTTAAGGTTCAGTATGCCTTTATCTAAAACATCTTGTATAGTAGGCTTACCTTCATACTTCCTAAGTCTGTCTTTATTATTCTGACTCATAGGCATTTTATCAGTTCTAGTAAGTATTTGACTAGTGTCGTAAGGATCACGACCACGTACAGTCTTACAATAGTTATTAGGTTTAGGTATATCAATCTTCGGTACTTGTCTGTATTTATTAGACATATCTTCCTCCTCCATTTTTACCGCTTTTTTCATAAGCACGTTATATAAAGTTTTTTGACCAGTTTTAACGTCCTTAAATGTTTTCTTTTTACCTGTGTGGATTTCATACCACTTTTCAGCTTGTTGTATTGGTAGGGCTGGTGCCATAATATCAGGGTCGCCTATAGCTATACCCCCTCCCCTTACTTTATGCATCTCACTCATATAAAACTTCACTACCCGACTAGGAGAGTCAGGTAGGAAGTAAACAAAACTAACTTCGTTAGTCATTATGCTGCCTTAGCATAGTCAATAGCTTGAGTCATAGCCCTAGTTTTAAGACTAGCCCTAGCCCCGAACCAAGCGTTATGCATTGCTGCGTCACGGTCGTGTCCCCACTTATGGTCAACGACAAAGGTTACGGCATTCATAGCACCCCACCAAGTACCAGCACTACTTTTTAAGTTGGCTCCTGGTTGTAGTTCTAACGCTTCATATACCTTACTAGGTGCACGCTGAAACTCATCTAACATAGTAGCACGGGCTAAGTATGTTTTTTCAGTTTTACTTTGCTCTAGCAACCTTTGTTGCATAGCTAGTTTAGGTTGCATTAAGTCAGCTATATAAGAAACCACAGTATTTTTATTATACTTTTTACTGCATAAAAACTCTGCTGCTTCTTTGTACTCTTTCATACGGTTACTTGCTAAACCTAGTGCCTGCTCTGCAGTTACTATAAGGTCTGCATCAAACGCTTTAGTATGTGCCATTTTAAAATGTGGCTGAGTTTTATCAGCTAAAGCCATACTTAACGTATTGTTACATACTACTCTTATAGGCGTAAACCTAATTTCATTAGACTTACCCCACTCGTGACTAACTGACACAAGCAAGTTACCTAATACCCTGTCGTCTCCTGGTAAGGTAAAGCTTTCATCAACTTTAGCTAAACCCCATATTTGACGACCGTCTTTTAACGAACCTGCAGTTTCCATACTCATATTACCTGCGTCGGTAAACTTTTTGAAAAACGTAAATGCGTCACGGTTTTGGGTTGGTATAAACTTTGGTCCACATGGTCCAAAGACTGTATTATCACTATCACGTACTAATAGTGAGTGGTTAGGTGCCATAATTAAGTCGTTAGACTTATCTGGGTCAGCGTCATCATATGTAAATATTTCACGCTTACTAACTGTCCAATCAAGTCCAGCTTCAACTAACATTTCTTCAGGTGTTAAGTTATTATCAACTTTAACGCCTAGCCCATGCCAAGGTACTTCCCCTGCATAAGCCATTGTTTCTACGGCTGCTGCCATAATTTACCTCCTTAAAGGTTGTTACGTTAGCCGTCATTAGCTAACTACCCTTACTTTAGTTTAGCTCACTAGTGATTAAAAGGATAATCTAAAAGATAATTAACTAACGGTTGAAGAGTCGTACTTACCTTTTATAAGGCGTATATCTTGGTTATTTAACCACGCCCTTAGTTTGGTGCTTCTTTGCTTAGTTGTTAATTCAGGTGTACCGTCTATCTGTGACTTTTTATTCATGTAAGCTTTGTACCCTGTGTAATAATCACCTTCACCTAATTGACTAAATCTGACTATTTGCCATACTCGTGCCTTAGTGACTCCGTGTTTAATACCTATCTCTTCTAGAGTCATGTTGTCTTTCGAATAATTTTTATAAATAGTAAGATACATGTCATCTTTTTCTGTGCGTTTACTCATTAAAATACTCCTTATAATGAACTGTTGCTTGTCCCCAGTTTTTACCTATCTCTGCATCAACTTTATTGGGAACACGTAAAGGTGTGCATTCTGACATAATTTTCATAATAAGTTCACATTGGTCAGGATCAGTAACTGATATATCTAACTCGTCGTGTACTTGGGTATGTGGTAATATGCCTTCGTTATATAGTTCAACCATAGCTTGTTTAGTCATGTCTGCTGCTGAACCTTGTATAAGTCTGTTCATAGCTTTATACGTGTACGCTCTCTTAACTTGACTACCGTACTCAGTAACCGCTTTTTCGTAAGGGTACGGAATGTTTCTTTCTTTCATAGGTTCATATAAATTAAACCTACATTTACGCCCAGCTATAGTAGTTATATATCCACGATTAGCACCTATCCTAGCACATTGATCTCGTAACCCTTTGATAAAAGGTACTCTTTTATGATATGTGTCAAATAATACTTCTGCTTCTTGCATAGATAAATCTAATTGTTTTACTAACTTGTCTTTACCCATACCGTAGCTCAAACCTAAATTAATAATCTTGGCTTCTTTACGGCTTATGTTAGCCATGTCTGCTACTACCTGATGAAAGTCTGCATCTTTATTACGGTAGGCATCTACAGCATCTTCTGCACCTTCTTGTTCTGTAGAGGAAGCGTAATGCACAGTAAGTCTAGGTTCTTGTTGAGAATAATCAAACACACCCCAGTGATGGTCTTTTTCAGGTACAAAGATACTACGTATAAGTGGACCTATGTCTTCGTTACGGGCTGGTACTTGTTGTAGGTTAGGGTTACTACTGCTAAACCTACCTGTTACTGTACCTCCACGGTCACTACGTAACGGGTGAAGTTCCCCGTGTATTCTGCCGTTTACGTTATGTTCTAGTATCATTTTATCTATAAACGTAGTTCTAGCTTTATTTAGCTTACGTGCTCTTACTATATTATTAGCTAGTTTATGGTCATGACTTTCTAACCAATCACCAGAAAAAGACGGAGCGTTAGTTTTAGGTGTACGTGGGTAACTTAGCCCTGCTCTATCAAATACCGTAGCTACTGACTGTGCTGCCCATAGGTCAGGTTTCATACCGAACTCTTTATTAATAGCGTTTATTATCTGGTTTTCTTCTGTCTTTAATTTTTTACTTACTTGCTCGGCTACGTCAAGGTCAACGGGTACGCCTTTATATCTCATGTCTAATAGTATGGGTATTAGTGAAGTTTCAAGTTCGTATATCTTGCCTACGTTTTCTAGTTTAATTAATTCTTTAAATACCTGCCACAACTTTAAGGTTAGTTCTGCGTCTTGCTCACCGTACGGACCAACGTATTTAGCAGGCAGTTTATACATCTCACTTTTAGGGTTTAGCCCATATGCTTCTGCTGCTTCAATAAGTAAAGTTTCATCTTTAGTTTCTCCACAATATTTTTCACCTAAGTTATTGAGTGAGTAACTGTATTGATTCTCATCTATTAAGGGTGCTGCGAACATAGTGTCTTGTATTTTGCCGTGTACTTTTATACCGTAGCGTTTTAGCCAACCTACATCATATAAAGAGTTATGAAATATTTTATCGTTTTTATAAGCCATTTGTTTAGTTAGCCACCTAAGTACTAAACCCTTATCTAAATTACCTCCGCCCTCATGCTGTATAGGAAAATACAAACTAAAATCTTTAGTCGCTATACCTATACCAGTTATGTACCCAGCGTCTGGGAATGCCCAAGATGGACCATGAGACATTAATAGTGGGTCGTATGTCTCTAAGTCAATAGCTACCTCACTGTATCCACTCAGGTCTGGTAAACTAGTTGGCGGTGTCCAGTCCACCTCGGGCGTAAATAAACTTACTTGTCTTTGCATATAATTCTTTCTCTTAACTCACTACTACTAAACGTATGTTGCCTGTAATTGTAGTAAACTTTTTTACTAGGTATGTTAAATTCTTTTTTACCTGTAAAGTGTTTATTCATATATTCTTCGCCTATAATTCTTACGTCCCAAGGCACAGTCCTTAATATATTACGTAAGTCTTCTTCGTTTTCATATACTAAAGTTTCATCTACGTAACGGCAACCGTTTACCTGTATTTGACGTTCTAATAAACTTTGTATAGGTTTATTTTTATTTGAGTTTTCTTTACTGGGGTCGGCGTGTATACAGGCTATCAAGTAATCACATTCTTGTTTAGCCTCCGATAACATACTCACATGCCCTGCATGAAATAAATCAAACGCACTAAAAGTTATACCTTTAATCATATTTAGTACTGTCTATTATGTAGCCCTCTACTAGTAATAAGTACCTACGTAAATCACGTATGTCATCTAGTATGCCGTCATTACTAGGGTCATTATTTATAGTTTTAAATATATCGTAACCCTCTTTAGTTACTTGATTCTCTATCCTATCCCACTTACGGGCTAACATCATAAACGCACCTACGCCACCCCTATTACGCCAACTGTCACCATAGCTCACCTGAGCCTCTCTAAGTTTAGCTACGTCTAAGTTAGCTAAGTCTTGTATAATATCAAAATTACTACCGTCCACTATATACCTCCATATATTTTGGTGAGATAACCTAGCAACGCCTTACCCCGTTTATTCAAATTAATTGATGCTAAATACTCAACACCGTTGCTAAAAACTTCATTCATATTAGTATTGCCTAAACGCCTTTGACGTACACAAAAAACTAATAACTCAAACATGTCTGCCTGTTTACCTAAAGCGGTTTCTTCTGGGCTTAACTTAAACCCTATACCTATATCACTTTCGTATTTATCTTCTATCCTTTTTAATACTTCTACTAAATCTGGGTTAGCCCATTTAACAGGGGCGGGTATGTCTCCAGTAAATAGTTCTGCTACGTCATGGGTTAAAGCTCTTAATATGGCTTCTTTACTTACGTTAGGCTCTAAATACTGTAGTATCATAGCTACGCCCCACGAGTGAGAAGCTACTGATTGCTCACCTATAATTTCTAAAGTGTGGTAACGTTTTATAGCCCCGCCACGTATCATATTAAATAAATCATTCATATCTGTCATCACACATTTTCTCCTTACCAAAGTAACACCACTTACAACCGAAAGTACTGGGTTTAGCTGGAAACTCAGTAGCCGTAGTCATAATAATTGCTCGGTCATTTAATTTCTTTTGTTTATGTACTATATTATCTGCACTATATTCATACCTGTCTATCTTACCATGGTCTAAATACCAAAGCTCAGTAGTAATAGTTTTTATTTCAGGCATACGTTCTAACACAACCGCACCGTATAACTCACACTGTTCTCTATGTACTTCTTGATTACCGTCATACCTACCTGTTTTAAAATCTATAACCCTAGCTGTGTCTGTGCCGTCTATATGTACAAACGCATCTACTTTAGCCCTACCCCATGTAGTATCACCGAACCATGGTGCAGGTTTCCAGTCTATATCAAAAGCCCAATCACCCTCACAGGTAACATAACTTTTAAGGTGCAGTTCTTTTAGTACGTCAAAGGCTTCTTCAAAGTCTGCTAGTTCTTTAGGTATCTCTTCATACCTACCTCTTATATAGTCCTCACACATTGTGTGTATATTTTTACCTCTATCCATAGCCTTATTTCCAGGCTCTTTAATTTTCCTGACATAAGCAAAGTGTGCTTTTTTAGGGCATTTTTCAAAGGTACTAAGTCTACTGTATGACCACTGATATATCTTACCACTCACTTAGCCCTCCTTAACAACCAATCAAATCCTGCGGTTGCCCAGTCTGTAGCTATACAGTTTTGTACTTCAGACATAGCGTCATCAGTTTCACCCTGCTTATGTAAAAACCAAGCGTCCTGTAAAGGTACGGCTACGTGACTAAAAAATATATCTTCAAACTCCATATCTTCAAAAGGTTTACGTTCTAAAAACTTATGTAAATCTTTATTCCAGTTTTCTATGCTAGTCTGGTTTACCATAGGGTAATAATTGATACCTCTATTTTCATAGGGGTTTTCAAAATGTTTCATTGAGTAATAATCAAATACATCTGCTTTTTCAAGCCTAGAATGCATCTCATCAAACACTTTAGTATACGCATGAAAACTATCACTAACCTGAGTATACGCCCCAATACTAACATCTAAAGCACTAGCCATGTACTCATGAAGCATAGACATATGTACTATATTAGCCCCGAAAGTACCCCATATTACATCGTTAGACCTATTACTTACGGTCATCAATAACTCGTTATTACGTATCTTAAAATATATACATGTATTACAAGGCACATCAACCCCAGCACGGTTAAGGTCAGAATTAACATCCCACATTTGTAGTACACAACGTCTATCGTTAGGGTTTTTGATTAACCTTTTAATTATTATATCTATTTGATTAGCGTTAAAATGGTTTATCCACCTGTGTCCGTAAGCACCGTGTAAATTAATACCGTCATCACTATATTCAGACATACGTTGATTATACTGTTGAACAAAAGCTAAATCATTACGACCAGCTAACATCCACAACCCTTCCATAAAATGGAAGAATGGGTTAGCGTCTCTTACTTCTTCAAATAAAACTCTTTCCCAAGGTTTATTAAATACCGTAGCCACAGGCACTTCGTGTTCTACTACTTGACCCCCTCTACTTTCTCTTAAATCTTGCTGGTCAAACGAAAGCATATCCATAGCTTTTATAAAACCATCATTTACATTTCTACAATTAATAACGTCCATTAAAATAATCCCCCTTGTTGTTTGTTAACTCCGCTGTTATAAGCTCTTTTCCATTGTACGTTTACGTCTTTACGTATACCCCCGCCCCATGCTGTCTTTGTTTCTTTTTCTACTATCTTAACAAAGTCTGGGTGTAAGGTATGTAATAACTCTGCACCTTCTGACTGTACTTCATCAGTACGCCACTCGCTACAGCCTCCCGCAGCATTAGATGACTTTTGACCTTGTGCGTAATAGTAGCTGATTTTACTAGCTTTACCTTGACGCAGTAACTGTAGGTTTATATCAAAGTCTTCCATTACTTTAGTTCTAGCTAATTCTATACCGTCAAACATATCAAGGTTGTAACCTAATACTCTCATGTACCTAGTGTTTTCTACTGATAAATGTTCAACACGGTTATTACCTTCTCTACCGCTTACCCCTACATGAGCGTAATCATCAAGCCACTTATCTAGTAGCCCAAATAAAGCTGGGTACTCATCAGCTTCCATGTACCTTAGGTGCCAGTCTGTAGGTGATTTACGTATATAAAAACGTAAGTCATCATCTAGCATAACTATTTTAGGGTCGCTAGTATTTTGATGTATATACTGGCGTTTACCTGATATACCTTTTATAGTAGAAGGAATAACCATAAACTTACAATCGTATTTGCCTTCATATAAATGCTCCTCATCATCATCAATTACTAGGACTACGTCTTTACGCATGTCCTCTGGGAAATATGACAGAGTAACTTGATCGTGTGCTCTGCCTCTAGTTGGAATATAAATTATCATTATAATATGTCCTCCTCATATTCACGTGGTTTATATTTAGCACGTGGTCTACCTTGACCTAACCGTGCCCTCTCATATTTATCAAACTCGCATAAACAATGCTCTATGTCTCTCATTTCTAAAGGTAGTGGCTCATTATTTAATAACGCTAGTAAATCCCTCATCTCCTGTATAAATAAAGGTTTCTTTTGTTTACTGTCTAACGGTCTACCAAATATTCTATTTAAACCTCTCATAGCTCCTGGTCCAGGGTTAGCCCAAACCATAATATCTGGAGCTTTACAAAGCCACTTAGTATGACGCAAATCAGTTACTACTTCATAAGACATAAAATCACTAAACCCAGCGTAAGATAAAAAACTTTTCCAACAATTTTCTAAACTACTAAAGTCACAAGGAAAATTAGCATATAACGGGGTAAGTATTTTGTCAACGGTTTGTTCTACTTTAGTTCCACCTAACGTACCAGTTAACATATACGCCCCTGTATATACTTTTTCTTTTCTAGCCATACGATCTTGCATTATATTTTTAACATGCTGTGGTCTCCACTCCTCAGGAAAACCTATTTCTTCTAAAGTATCTGGCCAGTTTATTTGCCTAGCTACCGCCATAGCAAAAGGTAAATTAGGGTGGTCAGCGTATGGCTCTCTCCAGTTTTCTCGTATCCATATAGTTACCCTATCTAATTCACGGTACACGTTACAAAAACTATATTCAGTAAGTATAGAGTCCTCACTCCAAGGATACGGCTCATTATTTATTTCTTTTTTAATAAACATATTATGACGCTCTATCATAAAAGCGTTAAAGTCTTGTACTCTTTTTAAATTAATTTCAGTTGTCATTATTTTCCTTATGTATACTTATAAAATATTCAGCGTCTACTAAAACTAACGGTTTACTTCTGTTACGTTTTAATACTACTAACGGCTCATAACCTTTACAGTTTTCTTCAGCTTGTGCGTAAGCTTTCCATAAATTAACAGCCTCTTGATTTTTACACTCTATAGAGTAAGGGAACTTATTTCTTGACTGCTTACCCATAATAATATCTTCGCCTTGGCTACCCATAGGTCTACTTTCTAAGTCCTCTGCGTCTAAACCTAGTATCTCTACCATTTTATTAGTAAACCACTGCTGTAGTTTACGTCCTTTAGCTTTAGCACTACTAGGACGCACATTGCCACCAGTCAGGTTGCCTAGTAGGTATTTTATTCCACTGAGCGTAAGTTTTTTCATTTACTACGTAATCACGGTAAGCTTTTACTGGGTCGTCGTTTTTATACTCGTCAGGCATAGCTTGAGGCATAGTAGTAAGACCAGCGTCAGGTATACCTAAAGGTAATTGACATAAAGAATCATTTAGTTTTACGTAACTAAGGTGTTGCCTATCATACCTAGTTTCATACTCTTTACATAAAGCAACAAAGTGATAATAAAGCCACAAATAGTTTTGACTAGTTTCCCTAGCCCATATAGTACAAGGATGATTCATATAAGCTTTTAAATAAATACCACGTTCATCACAATAGTCATCACCGCTTAGTAAACGGTGTGCGGTACAAAGCATTTGAGCTGATTCTAACGGCATTTTTACTACTAGTTTATCGGGTAAACATATTGCAGCGTGTGCGGGGTCTTTATGTACGTAAAATATATTCATAAGTAAAGTATTATATAAAAATTGTTAATAAAATTTTACTTTACTTCTACATAGAAAGTAAAGTTAAATCATAATTTTAAATTCTTTTCTAGTCCTCCCTTGTACAATGTGTAAATTCTCTTTAGCCCTCGTTACTCCTACGTAAAACGCACGACACTCATTGTCTGGGTTACGTATAAGTTCGTCATAAGTTTTAGTAGCTACGTCTGTTAAAAGTATAACATTATCGCACTCACCACCTTTAGTAGCGTGTATCGTGTTCATTTTAATTCTTGAAGCGTTTACTTTTTCGCCTTTCTTTAAACCGTTGATAATATATTGAGTATTAGTATTACCTAATAAATCAAAACACTTGTGCCATATATCATCTACCATTAAACCGTAGTCTTTTTTAAGCTGATTTATATTAAAGAATGCTTCGGGGTCAGCTTTTTTCATAGTTTTATAACCCACCTTAACTCCTTTACCTGCTTTCATGTAGCCGTATATCTTTTTGATTTTAAAAGCTTCTATACTATTACCCTTACGTAGTTTTTCCCAATCTTTTATTGCTTGTATCAAATTATCTGTAACGCTAGGCTTACCACTTTTAGTATAAAAATATCCAGAGTTTTTTACGTGCTCTTCTACCTTGCCTAGTAAGTAGTTATTTCTAGCTAAAATTAACCACTCACCTTTTGATATATCTACATGCTCAAAACTTTTATGGTACGTAACTGTGCCTTCCTCTTCTTTAGGTATCCACGTTTTTTCACGCCTACGCTTGATACGGCTAACTATGTTTAAGGCTACGTCGTGGACTCTCCTAGGGACTCTGTAGGACTGGTCTAAGTATATTTCTTTACCGTCTAGGTTTATAAAATGCTCTGTGTCTGCACCCGCCCACTTATATATGGCTTGGTCATCATCACCAGCTATGTAAACGTTTTCAACGTTCCTAGCTAGTTTATGTACACACTTCCATTGTAAAGCCGATAAGTCTTGAGCCTCGTCTACTATAAGAGCTCGTAGCATGGGCGAAGTGTCCATATCTAAAAACCCAGATAACATATCTGTGTAATCTAATAAGAAGTTAGTCTCTTTAAAATTATTGTAGCTCTGTACAAACCAATCAAAATGCATCCAACTTATATCACTGTTAGCTAACTGCCAAAATAGTTTATAGTCAACACAAGTATTACGTGCCATGTTTTCTAAGAAAACCATTTTGTCACCCTTAGAATTTAACGCCATTAAATTTTCCCCGTCCCAAGCACTACTAATTTTTTCTCCTACTAACTTACTGAATGTACGTAAGTCTTTGCGGTCTAGTATGTCTGCCTTAGTTAAACCTTGCCAGAAATAACATAGAGAATGTATAGTTCTAAAATAAGTATATGAATCTTCTGCGTAGTCAAATTTAGTTATAGCTCTAGTCAAAGCTTCGGTTGCAGCTTTTTTAGTAAACGCAACATATGCTAATTCATGTGGTCCTATACCAGAGTCAAATAGTTTTTCTACCGTGTTTAGTAGGTAAGTAGTTTTACCTGTGCCTGGAGGTCCAAGGACAATATTCCACTTATTCATAATAAGTCTTCCTCAAAGTTATGTCCTTCAAGTGTATCGTCTTTATATTCAAACTCTTTAATATACCAAACGTTAGTACCTCTACCTTTTAGGTTCCAGAATTTAGTCTTAGCTTTCATATCCCTTAACTTACTAGCTATCCTATTAGTTTCAAGCTCTGTGAATCGATGCTTTACTAAGAACTCTCTAAAATCTTTTATTCTAAAGTATGTGTAACCGCCTTCACTATATGGTTTACCTAGTAATACCTCATCACGTGTACTGGCTTGTGCTAAGTCGGTAGTAAATGATTCTAGTAATTCTAAGAACTGACCCTCAGTAGATACGTCAGAAGTAACTTCTATAATTTCCATACCACTATCCATTAACGCTTGTATTTGGGCTTGCCATGCACGTTCATTAGTTTTAGGTGGCATAAGGTTTAAAGTTTCCATACACACTCTTTGAAACTTAGTTTGATTCTGTAACTCTTCGGTAGTAAGCTCTAAACGTTTATCATCTATAGATAAAAACCATAAAGGTGGTTTAGCGTCAAGCTTAGATAAACTGCTAAAGCTGGGGGCTGTGTTACCTTTACCTACCCCGAACTTACAGGTTCTACATTTTTGTACGTCACAGTAAGAACGTATAGGTTCATCACTGCATTTATAATTGTATTCTTTTTTCTTTAACGTACTTATTAACGTAAGTACTTCTTGAGCTGGTAACGGTGGGCTTACATACTTACGGTTATATTCTTCTATCTGATTTTCCCACGTATCGGGGGTGGCTTGTTTTAAATACACACCTACGTTAAATAATCCATTGTTACGTGTACCTTCAGGGAAGCCTTGTCTTAATAATATTTTAAGGCACGGTGGTCCACCTTCTATGTCATTTACTTCAGGTACTTTTAAGTCTAATACTTCTTTATGGGTAATAGTTTGGCTACGTACATACGCTATAAACTGCTCAGGGGTTAGTGCTACGCCTTTAGGATTAAACCCATACCTAACTGAGTCTTCGCCTTCAAAGTAAGGCATGTTTAACCAGCTACCTATATCACCTCTATCTACTAATACTTCCCTTTGTTTAGGAAATATCTCTACGCCACCGTAACCTAATCCTGCTGCTAGTTCTCTTAACTTATCTTGCATATCCCCAGCAGGTATAAACTCTTCTACAAAACAGAATACATGAGCACCACCACTTTTACTACGACACACTACTAAAGGTAGTTTAAATGATTCTATTTTCTTTACTAATTCTGGTATGTCTAGGGAGTATGTGTCAATATCTATGGCTCCCCAACGTACTTGGTTTTCTTCATTGATAGGTATGATACCTAAACCTGCTTCACCGTTTAAATGTTTAAGCCAATGGTCTGAAGTTGGTCCAGCAGTTTTTATAGTTTTAGCTGTACCTTGTTGTTTTAATCCAGTGGTGTGTAGATTTACATTGAATACGCCATGAGCCCTACGTGAACCCTCAAAAATGTCGTATAAAGATTTGTGTAATTCCAACACCTACTCCTCGAAATAAAAGGGGGAATTAAATCCCCCTTAGTTAGTTAAAATGGTGCGTCGCCCGTTTCCGTGTTAGCACTAGTTTGAGAAAGGTTAATACCTCCTACTTGCTCAGCAAAAGTTTTTGCTGCCTCGTAGTATGTCATCTCATCCTCAGTAACCTGACCCATAGCGTTTATACCCCAACCGAACCATGTACCACGGTCGTTAGACTCTTGTACACAGCTAAGTGAGTACTTTTGACTAAAGCTAGGAGGAGTAAAAACTTTATCGCCAGACTTCATCTTAACACTAGCCATCATAGAGTTCCACGTACGAGACCTTTTTAATTGAGTACCCGCCATAGATATCATAGCTGTGTCATAGCCACCGTCTTTGTTTATTACTAATACAAAGTGTGTAGCAGAAGTTTGGATATAGTTACCATTTTCTAGAACGTCTTGATACATTTCATTCTTAGTAGTTTTACTAAGTATTTCAGCGTCATCATGCTGGGCTACTAAACCCCCGCCAGACTCTCTAGGTGTCCACTCTAAAAATAAACGTTTATAAGCTACTGGTAAAACTACCAATGGGTTATCTTCGTTATAGAGTGTACTATTCACCGTATTTATAATGTCACCTGTAGTGGCACCTTTAACATACTTACCGTCATGTTTATTAACCTCTGGGCTCATAGCCTGTAAGATTTTTAAACGTGGTATAGTTACGTCTTCAGCACCAATATTCTCAAGTCCACTACCCGCATCCTCCATAAAGGCTGAGGGTACAGCAATATTAGTATTTTTCTTGTCACTTATTTCATTTTTATTTGTCATTTTTTAATTATCCTTGTTTTTTGACCTACATATACATTAAAAGTTTCGAGCGGTAGGTCATTGCCACTCTCTACTTGTTCCCTTATAAACGCTTTAAGAGTCATAGGCTCTACCCACTTTTTACCGTTGGTAGTGTACCCATTATCTTGAAGGTTTGATAAGAGCTTTTCGGCGTTGACGTCTTCGTCTCTACCAAAACTTACAGATACTACATTTTTTATAATATCCCCGTGTCCGTTATTTTGTAGCCATTCAAAGGCTTCTTGTTGGTTATGTTCAGTTATACGACCGTAGTAATAAGAATTAGTACTTATCTTTTGACCGTTAGTTAAAGTTATTTCACTTAGTCCTACCTCACTTAGTAAGGCGGGTATATCTTCTTCACTTAATACTTTAAGTTCTTTTTGTGTAGCCTTTAAACTAGCTTGTTTTTCTTCTACTAGTTCTTCAAGCTCTACCATTTTATTTGCTTTATCGGTGAGCGTTTTTAAAGAGACCTCACTAACCTCTTTTTTTACATCGTCAAACATTTATATCTACCTCTATGATATTGTATTTATAATCGCGGTTATCCCACTTTAGTAATTTAGCCTTACCTGTATTTGAAAGTAAAGCATAATGCATACAAACACCAATAGCAACGGGGTCACCTATTAATAATAGGTAATCATCATTGTTAAAAGTTTCTAGTTTTTTACGTATTCTATTAACGGTAGGTACTGGACTGTACATCATATTAGAACGGCTATCTAATATAAATTCAAAACTACCATAATCTAAAGCCGAAGAAATATTTTTATTATCGCTTGGCTTTTCTACTACATATACACTCATCTTGTCTCTTTTATCTTTTTTTAAAATAGTGAGGAGCACCGCTAGGAAACCCCTCACTCAAAAAACCATACCTATGACAATATAGTTTTTAGGTAATAATTAAACGGCTAAATTTAATTACCTATTACTATAAAGGGAAAATAAAATAAGTAAAGCAAAGTCAAGTAAAAAACTTAAAAAAGGTAATAGGGCTAATAGGGTTATGAAAAAACGTTGTAGCAGATAGAGTCATAGGGCTATTAGCAAAACCTATTGTGACGCTATTAAGCTAAAACGTGCAATATCCTTTTTATTTTTACTGACCTAGTTTACTATAATACTATATAAGAGACGAGATATGGATAAGTATAATTTTAAAACCAAACCCTATGACCATCAACTAGAAGCTCTTACTGAATCTTGTGATAGAAAACAGTATGCTCTATTTATGGAGATGGGTTGTGGTAAATCAAAAGTAATAATAGATAACTTTGTACACCTCTATAGTCAAGGTAAGTTAAACAATATACTTATTGTAGCACCTAAAGGTGTTTATAGTACATGGGTAAATAAAGAATTACAAACGCACATACCAGACGACATAGAACTAGATATAGTAAAGTGGAGCAGTAGCCATACTAAAAAATTACTAAAAGAATTAGATTCATTATTTAAGTATGACAATAAATTAAAAATACTAGTAATGAACATAGAAGCTTTTAGTACTAAAAAAGGTTGCCAGTATGCAAATAAATTTATACAGGCTAATAAAACTATGTTCGTAATAGATGAAAGTACAACTATTAAAAACCCTTCAGCTAAACGTACTATAAATTGTGTAAGGTTAGGTAAGTATGCACACTATAGAAGGATACTAACTGGCTCTCCTATAACTAAAAGCCCACTTGACTTATATAGTCAGTGTATGTTTTTAGATCCAGGTTTATTAGGTTTTAGCAGTTACTACGCATTCCGTGCTAGGTATGCAGACATGAAAGAAATGACTGGTCAAGGTAGAACTTTTAAGTTTGTTACTGGTTATAAAAATTTAGATGAGTTAAATGAAACGTTAGGTAAGTTTAGCCACAGAGTTTTGAAAAAAGATTGTTTAGATTTACCAGAAAAGATTTATATACGCCGTGAAATACAAATGACACCTGAACAAACTAAAGCGTATAAAGAATTACAGAACTTTGCTGCTACGCAGTTAGCAAATAATAAGCTAGTAACTATAAATCATATCATGACTCAGATAATACGGTTACATCAAATTTCATGCGGATTCATAGGGACGGATGACGGTAGTATTACCGAGTTAACTAATAATAGAGTATCAGAATTATCCTCTATTTTAGAGGAAACTGACGGTAAAGTGATCATTTGGGCTAACTACCGACACGACATAAAAAGAATAGAAAAACTATTGATTGATACTTACGGTGAAGAATCTGTGGGTACTTACTATGGGGATGTTAAACAAGAACGTAGAGAATTTGTTATAAATGAGTTTCAAAACCCTAGTAGCCCTATGAGATTTTTTGTAGGTAATACTCAAACGGGTGGCTACGGTATAACTTTGACTGCTGCTAGTACGGTTATATATTTTAGTAATAATTACGACCTTGAAAAACGTTTACAATCAGAAGATAGAGCCCACCGTATAGGTCAAACTAATAAAGTAACTTATATTGATATAGTTTGTGAACGTACCGTTGATGAAAAAATAGTAAAAGCTTTACGTAAAAAACAATCTATAGCTAGTACTATATTAGGTGAGGATAGCCTTAAAGATTGGTTAACGTAATCTGCCTCTACCACGACCCATTAATATTTCTGGTGAAACTAAAGTTTCCATACCACTAGGCATACGGGGCACAGGTAATGAACGTGGTAAATTTACACTAGGTAAACCACCCGTTAAAAAATCAACACTAGGTAAAGTCACTCGTTCATCGTATCTAGGTAAATCATCTATTGATATTGAGCCTATACCATCATTACCTCTAGGTAAAGTTATGGGTGGTGCTATAGGAGGAGCCATAGGCGGGGGTACATTTACCATATCATCTATACGTGGCATATCTATATCAGTAATATTTCTAGGCGGTACAAATATTTGCTCATCTCTAGGAGGAACAAAAGGTGGTCTTGGTGGCGGTATATCTCTAGGCGGTACTACAGGGGGCACATCTCTCATAGGTGGAGCTACAGGTAAACTACCTATACCTGAAATATCAAAAGGTGGTAAAGGGGGCATTATTCCTGGACCATAACCGTAATCAATTAAGTCTCTGTCGAGTGGTAAATCTATAGGAGGAACCATAGGAGGTAACCCTGGAATATCAAAGGGTGGTAAATCTCTAGGGGGAACCATAGGAATATCAAAAGGTGGGAGTCTGTCTCTTCTCCTTCTTATTTCATCAAGTATATCTCGACGGACTTCGTCATCTGTACCGCCACCAGTTCCACCGCCACCAGTTCCACCGCCACCACTTCCACCGCCACCAGTATTACCACCGCCACCAGTATTATCATCACTGGGAGGTGTTTCATCATTAGGGGGCGGAGCATACGTAAGCATTCCACCGAAAGTATCTGCTTGTTGCTGTAGTAAGTCAGCCATGTTCCTTTGACCAGCTGCATTATTGGGACTAGGTGGGTTAACAAACTGGTTTATTTGATTAGGATTTAAATACCCGCCGATACCTTGATCAGACATTATTCTATTGTCTCTTACAGGAGGAGGTATTCTAAACGGTGGTTCTAAAGGTCTTATATCTTCTCTTGGACCACTAGCCCCGTCATCACCGCCTATACCACCTATAGACATTTCATCATTTTGTTTTCTTGCTATTTCTGCTATCTTTTTCAAAAAACTCATATTAATCACCCATGCCGTATTTTAATTCTATTAAAGGGTTACCACCTTTTTTCATTTCTAAATCTTCTATGTTATATAAACTAAGTATATCATCACCCGCTATTTGTTGTTGTGTGTCTAACTCTGTTTCTGTACCTTTTTCTAAATCAGCTAAGTCACCGTCTGTTTTTTCGTAAGCTCTGGCTAATGCCCTAGCCCCTACAAAGAATCTACGTCCTTCATCAGTTTCAAAAAACTGTTTAGTTTTAAGACGTTTAGCTAACTCATCTGGGTAAAGTAACATTTCCTCAAACGAAGCTCTTCTAAATCTTTCAGTAGATCTAGTTGCTGCGGTTATAAGCCTTCCTGGTCTAGTAAATATACCTAGATAAGCTCTAGCAAAAACATTGACCATTTTAGCTAATTCTGCGTCTGGTATTTCTAAAACATTAGCTATTTTAGTAACGTCTTTAGCAAGTTTATTATATGTTCTCAAACCATTGACAAACTCTTCTCCGTAAACCGATTTAAGTTGGTCTCCGTGTTGTACTAAATATTTTGATACAGCAGTAGGGTCAAAAGCTCCATCAATAGGTTTAGTTTTTTCTAAAAAATCTCTATAAATTAAATTTTTAAAATCATTTTGTGCAGAAGCAGGCATCATATCTAAAAACGTATCTACTTTAGTTATTTTACCTGCGGTCCATATTTCGTCAAATATGCCTTCAGGGTCGGCACCTCTAGCAAGGTTTTGTACTTTATTAGCTACAGCTTTTCTGTCGGTAGGTACTACTTTTTTGCCTGTCTGTGGTTTTATATTTTCGGGGTCAAAATACCCCCCAACGTTTCTACCAAAATCTCTTTTAACGTTAGCCATATCTTGGTCACGGAAAACTACGGTATCAATACCTAAATCATCAAATACTTTTTCATACCCTAAATCTATATCTTGTTGTTGTTCAACAAACCTACGTTCAACATCAGGTCTTTTTTCAATAGATTTTTGTATTTCACGTTGTCCTGCCTCAATACGTTTAGGTAGCCCTTCATCTGCAGCAGCCAATACTTGAGGTGTACTTAAATTAGCAAGAACTGTTGCTTCTGGACCGCCTGCTTCAATTCTTTTTTGCACTTCATCAAAAGCGTTTATAAATTCATCTTGGTCAATACCGAGCACACCCGCTGGGTTACGACCTAAAAATTTAGCTACTCCTAAGAATGCTGCGTTACCACCAGCACTATAAGCAGCGACCATTTTACTATCGTCTATAGCAGTTTTCATAATTTTTGCAGAGTCATAAGTTTCATCAAGTATACCTCTATCTTTCATGCCTTTTAAATTGCTATATCGCCATAAAAAATGTGCCATGGTCTCACCCATAACGGTAAAAGTAATTGGCGCTGATACTGCACCTGCCGTAGCACCTGCTGCTGCACCTATAGGTTGCCAAAAGTCACTGTCTGTAATTTGTGCTGTGGTAAGTAACCCTCCTGCTCCACCTATCCCTGCTGCTACTGGTACACCTACTGTAGTGCCGACCTTAAAACCACCGAAACCCGCACCAATTTCTAGCATTAAAGGTTCCATTATAGCTCTAACGTCAGCATAGTCTATCCCAGGAGGACTGACAAATTGTTTTTCACCTGATTGTGGATCTTTATATACTATTCTATTAGTATTAGGTTCTTTAGCAAGTTCAAAAGCTTCAAGAGACACACCTGGATATGCTTCCCTTAGTAAAGCTTTTATACCTCTTTCATAATTATCGGGTGGTAAATAACTAGCGTCTTTTTGAACTTGAAAAGGAGCACCTTTGTCTGTTTCTATACCTAAATCTTCAGCCCTTTTAGTAGCGGGGTCAGTAGGATTAAATAACTCCGTAAAATTTAACCCAAAAGGTTGCTGTGTTTCTCTATCTAAAGGTTGTTTTCCAGGGAGTGCAGCTCTACCAATATCTCTTAGGGCGTCAACAGGGTTAAGATTTAAAAACCTGTCTCTAAAACTATACGGTCTACCTAGTAAAGTATCAAGTATACCAGAGTCAATATTAGTTTTATCTAAAATATAGTTTTTAAAATCATTAGGAAATAATTGTCCTGGAGTTTCTTGACCGCTAGGGTAAACTTGATCTATCACCGCTGGAGGAATAGGTTGTGTCATAGTAGGTATAGGTTGACTATAATCTATATTTTGATCAATAATTTCGTCTATATCTATAACGTCGTTTTGTGCCATTATTGTCTCTGTATTAATCCTGCTTGTATTAAATGTATATTAAGTATTTGAAACTGTGTTGGTTCTAATTCTTTTTGTAATAATTGATAGTAACTTTGTTGTTTTGCGGGATCGCTTATTAAGGCAGAATATTTGTTTAGTATGTCACGGTAACTAAATTCACCGTCATTAAGTTGAAGTTTAGTTTCTGTGCTTATTGGTTCAGTAATACCTAACCTTTGCCCGAAATTACTATCAGGAGTTATATTGATAGTAGGGAAAAGAACAACGTTTTTATTGTCTGGGTCAACACTAGTATCATTTGTATATACGTTGGCTCCTGGCACTATATCTGGTTCGGTAATACTATTGTCAAGAGCTTCTTTTCTTTTTTGTAATTTTTCTAAATATCCATCTGCTGTAGTTTGTAAAAGTTCTATTTTATCTTCTAATAAATTGTTATCTCTATCTCTAATATCGTCTAACATTACTCTTTCTGTGCTTCTTTCAAGTTCGCCTATACTCCTATTAACTAGTTTAGTTCTAAAATCACGAGTGATGGCTTTAAATTGACTTAAAGTTTTAGCGTTAGCACCTTGTAATCGCATAAATTGTTTAGTTTCAAAATCTGATATAGCTCTAAGGTCAAGACCTTTTTCTGTATTATAAGCTCCTGCACCTAACATAGCTAAATCAAATAATGCTGCGTCTAACCTAGCACCAGTTATACCATTAGCTTTTAAAAATTGTGCTGTAGGACTTTTTTTAAATTCTTCAAATTCCTTACTATCCATAACACTAGTTCTATATTGTTCAAAATCTGCTGCTACCCCTTGAATGTTATTTTCACTAGCTCCTACTCTAAACGAGTATCCGCCATCTTCTGAAGGTAAGCTAAATATATCTTTGAACCCGTCAACCGTAATCACTATATCTTCAGCAAAATCAGCAAAATTACCAGCTAAGTTATTAAAAGGTATATTAGCTTGATCTGGGTATTGTGAAATAAAATCATTTACTATACCGTCTAAATTATCAGCTGATACATAATAATTATCTACTGCTCTGTCAATACCTTGTATTTTATTTCTAACAAAATCAAACTGCTTTATGCCTTGCCTTTCTATAGCTCTGCTTCCATCTATACCGTTACCAAATTCCATAGTTGTGCCATCAGGAGAAGTGAACGTACCGCTAAAACTACTTATTTTATCGTATAATGCACTATTACGCATAAGCTCTGCTTGACTTACCATTTGCGTTTTATTAGTATTTTTATTACGTACATAAACTTGATTTCCACCCGTGGGCATTCCTTCTACTCTTTGACCAGTTTCATCACGTATTTTTTGTGCATCTGATTTAGTTAAACTTTTTTCTATTTTTTCCCCAGTAAAAGTACCATCTTCGTCAAAAGTTCCGTCATACACCATGTATAACTCGGTATTCATTTTATCTTCATGACCTTTTCGTAATTGACCAGCGTATCCGTTTTCTTGATACCACCTTAATTGATCTTGGTCCATAAATACATTCATTATCGATCCATCGTCTGTGTAAACTGTGTAAGGTTCAATCGGATAATCTTCAGCTTCCCTTATACTGCCAGGAAATAATTTTTCATACTGGTCACGTTGTGTATTACTCATAAATTTAGTTTCTTTATCTTTAAAACCTTCACTACCCATTATGTCGTATCTTTTCATAGTAGTATCATTTTTATACTTTATCTTTTTCATCTCGTTATTAAACGCTATTCTATCTTTGACGTCTGTAAGGGCTAAGTTAGTAACGACACTATTTATTTGATTATTTCTATCAAGTTCTAAAGCTAGTTTACTTTTCTTAAAAGCTTTATCTTCTGCTTTTTTAGAACCATACCCAGTTATAAACGCTTTACCTAATGCTGATCCCCAATCTTCATCAGCTTCACCTGATTTAATTAATGATAAACCTGCTGCTAAATACGGCATAACTTTATCGGGTTGGGTTATTAATGAGTCATAATCTGGCTCACCTATAATATTGGCTGCTGCTTGTTTGTAAATTTCAAGTTTTTCTGGGTCAGCTAAATTTTCTAAAGAGGAAGAATTTTGTAAGAAAGATAAAAAAGAATCTTGATTATTTAAAGCTCCAGCTACGCTACCAGAATTTAAAGCTTGACCTACGGTTTGGGTTGTATCTTCACCTTCATTTAAGTCAGCACCTAAATCAATACCTAAAAATTCTATAATGTCTTGACTTTCATCACTACCTGAAACTATGCCGTCAATAACACTTTTAGTATCTTTATCTTGTATAGGATTATTCATTATTCCTGTTTCACCGTAACTACTTCTATAGTCTTGAGGCTGCATCACTGTATCTGGCATCAATTGATTCTGCATCAATAAATTATTAAGTGTGTTTCTGTCTAAACCAAGTTGCTGAGATATAACTTCAATAGGTATATTCTGATCAAGCATAGTCTTAGCTTGACTCATAGTCCTAGATCTATCTAAATTAGCCATTAAGTCTTGTTGATTTATCATATTATGTCGTTCTCGTTAAATCTTTATAAACGCCGTAACCCGCTATAGCTGTACCTAAGTTACTCATCATGTTATTATTACCGCCACTAGTTGAGCCTGAAGCTAAGGTAGTACCTCCTAACGTAGGAGCTAATCCTTGTGCTATACCTGCGGTTTGACCTATTAATTGAGTAGGTAAGTTATATTGACCTACAAAGTTTTGATATGCTAAGTCTAAACCAGCTTGATTTTGACCACGTTGCATACCGCCTATATTCATCATATTATTGACGTCACCTTGACGCAAAGCTGATAACCCTTGACCTAACCCAGCCATTTGACCGCCTACGTTAGAACCGAACTGACCAGCCTGTAAACCGCTACTAGCTAATTGCTGACCTGTACCGCCTAGTACGTTACTAAGTCCTGTGCCTAAACTACCTAGACCTCCAGCAGCAGTACCTATAGTACCTGCTAAGTTTTGACCTAACCCAGCTATTTGTGCACCCATGGCACCTTGACGCTGACCTAAATTAGCTAATGCGTTAGCTTGATTAAGTTGTGCACCTTGTTGACCTAAACCTAAAGTACCCATCTGGCTACCTATATTTGCTTGCTGACCTGCTAAGTTACCTAGTAAACCTGCTTGTTGTGCTTGTCTGGCTTGTTGACTTTCAAAAGCTTGTTGTGCCCTACCTGCTGAAGACTCGTAACCTCTAGCCCTTAAACCTGCTGCAGTTTCAAGCTGAGCTTTACGTAAAGCTTCTTCTCTTTCTTGTGCACCTAATCTAGCCCTACTACCGCCGAAAGCACCAGAGCCTATAGCTTGTGCTCTACCAGCAATATCTGCTTTTGCCCCTTGCTCTTCAAGGTCTTGCATAGCCCTATTTACTACTGCGTCTTCATACGGATTACTAAAACTTGATATACCTCT